TAGGTTTCCTTATTCCTGAGAATGTTAAAGAAGGAATAATGACTGGTGAGCACAGCGTTAAAGATGCTATCGACGATGTCATTAAGAAAGCCGTTGAAACTATTAAAGGATTCTTCGATTCATTCAAACAAGCAGCAGAGTATGTTATTGGTGGTTTGATTGAAGGTCTTAGAGGCTCAGCAGTTGGTAAAGTAGTATCAGCAGCAGCTGATTTAGGTAATAAAATCATAGGTGGTCTTAACTCCAAAAGAGGTCTTGATGAGAATTCGCCTTCTAAGAGAGCAGAGCAATCAGGTAAATATGTAACTGAGGGCCTTGTAAAAGGTATCGAGAATGGTACACCAGAAGCAGTGGACGCATCTACAGAACTTGGTGATAAGACTGTTGGTGCCTTAAGTAATATTGTAGAGGACGGTTCCATTAGTATCGATGCTTCTACAGAATCCATAGCCAATAGTTTCAAAGACATGGGTACTGAAGTCACTGGAGCAACCGATGGACTTGGTGACAATGTTTCAGATCTTGTGAAACAAACAACTCAGGGAGCAGATGAAGTTGATCTGTCTCTTGAAGGGCTTATCAAATCTGTTACTAATGCCTCTAAAGAAGTTAATGAGTATGCTGATGTAACTGATAGAGCTAGAAAGACCGAAGAGAGATGGGGTTCAACACTAAAAGCACAGGAAGCTCAGGTTAAGAAGAACCAAGAACAAACTGATAGGTGGGGTGAATCTTGGAAGAAAGCTCAAGAAGAAACCAAGAAAGCAACCAGTGCAACTGAGAAGAATACTGACGCAACTGACGCGAATACCAAATCTCAAGAAAAGAACGCTACTGCAACCGGTAAGTCCGGTAAAGCAGCTAAGTCATCTGCAAATGTTATGGAGTATGCTTCTGGAGTTGTTGAGGCATTCACAAAACATTACGGTAAACTCTATGAGTCACTTGGTGATGATGCACCTATAAAAGTTGCTCAGCTTGCGGTTAGGAATCTTGCAGAAGAGACTTATAAAGCTTCTCTTAAAGCAAAGGACGCAACTGAAGAGAACAAGAAGACCAAAGCCTCTATCGAAGACATGATTAAGTCGTTTACCGATATGAGGAAGAAAGTTTATGACTCAGTCAAGTCTATATTTGAGGGCGATAGTTTCTTCCAAAAGTTCGAAGTTAAGACCGAAACTTCTATGAAATCTCTTCTTGAGAACATGAGATCAAATATTAACGGAGTAACTGATTGGTCTAACAAGTTAGTTGAACTTGGTAATAAAGGAGTTAGTGATGGACTCCTTAAGTTCTTGGCTGAACTTGGACCTAAGAGTAATGAGTATGTCAACGCATTCTCTACAGCAACATCAGAAGAAATTCAGGAAGCGAACCAGTTATTTGCTCAATCTGCAACTCTACCTGACACAATAGCTGATTCAACTCTTGCGTCTTACGCTAAAGCAGGTCTAAACGTTGTGCAGGGCTTTGCTAATGGTATAAATGAAAACACAGCAGCAGCTCTTGAGGCAGCAAAGAATTTGGATACAACAACTGCAAACGAAATCAATAATTTCTGGGGAATTGCTTCTCCATCAAAGAAGATGTATGACAACGGTATGTATCTTATTCAGGGTCTTAAGAATGGTATGTACAACTATTCATATCTTGCTCACAACCAGGCTGTAACACTTGCTTTGGATATTATTAAGGTGTTCAGTGAGAATCTTTCAGAAGAGAAGTTCTACGGTTATGGTAAGAATATTGCATTTGGTTTGGCTGGTGGTATGACATCAGATGAAGCTATAGGTAGAGTACAAGCAGCAGCTAATAAACTTAGCGAGATAGCAGACAAGGCAATTACTAAGTATAACGAGATCAAATCACCTTCAAAGCTCTACAAGAGATATGGTGGTTATATTGCTAAAGGTCTTGCTTTAGGTATGACTGGAGGTACATCTTACGTAGAACATGGTGCTTACATGCTCTCAGAAGCTATAAAGAACACCATGGATGTTGTATCGGAAATCGCTGAGAATGATATGGAGATTCACCCTGTTATATCTCCAGTTCTTGACCTTACAAGTCTAAGAAACAATGCTGGGTTAGTGAATTCTCTGTTTCCAACTCAGTCTATAGCTATGGCATCTTCAATTGGTATTGGTCGTGCTCAAAATGGAGGTACTTCTGCTGATCAAACTCAGACTCCTATTGCAGGTAACCAGATCAACTTCACACAAAACAACTATTCACCTAAGGCATTGTCTAGGTATGAGATTTATAGGGATACAAAGAATCAGATTTCCATGATGAAAGGAGTGATTGCTAATGCTTAAGGACGTAACAATTACTAACTATCTTGGAAAATCTGTAACATATTCTTTTGATAACCCTACAATTGACGATGCATCCGGGCTCTTCATCACTGAGATTGAGGGGCTCGGGCCTGTAAAGGCTGACATCAACATGACCTCACTTGCAACTGCAGATGGTGATATTTTCAACTCTAAGAGACTTCAGGGTAGAAACATAGTTATTAAGGCTAGGTTTACCTACGCAAACACAATAGAAGAATCAAGGCTAATGTCTTACAAGTTCTTTCCTATAGGTCACCCTATAACATTCCAAATAAGAACTGACAATCGACTTGCAGAAACTGTTGGTTATGTAGAGTCAAATGAACCTGAAATCTTCAGTAAAGAGTCTGACATGCAGGTGTCTGTATTATGCGAATCTCCGTTCTTCTTATCTGTAAGTGATGACGGTAAGAAGCAGACAAACTTCTCGGCTGTTGAATCAATGTTTGAATTTCCATTCTCAAATGAGTCTACTGAAGAGAAACTCATTATCTTCGGCAAGATCACCAATAAGAAAGAGAATACGGTTTATTACGAGGGTGATGCTGAAACCGGTTGTACCATTCATCTCCATGCTATTGGTGAAGTTAGAATGATCGATATTTACAACATTAAAACAGCAGAGCATATGGGAATCGATACCAATAAGGTAGCTACTTTAACTGGTTCGGGTATTGTCTATGGAGATGACATAACTATAAGCACCATAAAAGGTAGGAAGTCTATAACTTTGTTAAGGAACGGTGTTACTTACAATATTCTTAATGCACTTGCAAAGAATGTTGACTGGTTTCAGCTTGCAAGAGGAGATAATCTGTTTGCCTTTACTTGTGAGTATGGAGAAGAGAATCTCCAGTTCATGATCGAATCCCAAATAGTCTATGAAGGAGTGTAAAAGCTATGGAAATGTATGTTCTAAATCAGAACTTCGAGAAGATAGCTCTGATAGATGCTTATGAATCACTCCTTTGGACTGATCGATACAACAAGCCTGGGGAGTTTGAAATCTATACACCGGTTGCTGATTTTGCTCTACAGTATCCTGTAACTGACAATTACCTACAGATTAAAGAATCTGGTCATACGATGATTGTCGAGGACACAACAATTGAGTCTAACGTTGACACAGGTAATCATATTAAGATCGTTGGGAGGAGTTTGGAGTCCATCTTAGATAGGAGAATTGTCTGGACTCAGACTGATATTTCCGGAAACTTACAAGACGGTATAAAACGATTAATAACAGAGAACATCATCAACCCATCAATAGCTGCTAGGAAGATTCCTAATTTTATATTTGAGGAGTCTACCGATGCAGCTATTACTAGTTTAACTATGGAGAACCAATACACTGGTGATGATCTGCTTAAGATCGTTCAGAATCTTTGTGAGTTAAACGAGATCGGATTCCAAATCACTCTTAACGATGATAACCAGTTTGTCTTCAAGTTGTATAAGGGTACTGATAGAAGTTACAGACAGGAAACTCTACCTTTTGTAGTCTTTAAGCCATCTTTTGAGAACATCATCAACTCAAATTACTCAGAAAACCATTCAGCAGCTAAGACAATTACTCTAGTTGCCGGAGAAGGCGAAGGAACTTCTAGAAAGACTAGAACTGTTGGTACAGGAGAAGGCCTTTTGAGAAAAGAACTCTACACAGATGCCAGGGATATTCAGAGTAGTGAGATGAGTGCTGATGATTACAACGCAAAACTTGATCAGCGTGGAGAAGAGAACCTCAAGGCTAATAAGATCAAGAAGACGTTTGATGGTGAATGCGAGACCACAAGAATGTACGTTTACGGTAGAGACTTCTTTATGGGAGATTGTGTACAGGTTGCAAATGAATACGGAATGGAATCACCAACTAGGGTTGTTGAGTATATTTGGTCTTCATCGGCACAAGGCACAACGAGCTATCCTACATTTGAAGCACTAGATTATGAGGAGGAGAGTTAAATGCCAATATTATCTAAACTTAATTTGCCAGTACTTGTTGATGGCGAGATACAGATGATTCAGTACAACCTCCCATCTGGTGGTGGGGGAGCAGGATCTCCTGAAGAAATGGGCATAGGTTATGGTATTTGTAATACAGCTTATGCAACAACTGCAAAGGTTGCTACACTTACAGATTACATACTTACAGAAGGTGGCATAGTCGCTATCAAATTTGCAAACGCCGTTAACGCTAATGCCACACTTAACATAAACGGCGAAGGAGCAAAACCTATAATTTATAGGGGAATTGCTATTGTTAACGGAATCATCAAAGCAGGTGATACGGTAACACTTATTTACGATGGAACAAACTATCACGTTCTTGGAACAGACAATCCTTGGCGGGCTGAGGTTAGGATTAAATCAGATCCTGAGGAGATAGTAAATGTCACAAACACTACCTATGGTATAAACGATACAGTTGCTATGGATAGTGAAGGTAAGGGCATTTATATTTGTAAAGCTCCGGGAACGTATGTATTTAGTATAGAGGAAGAATAAGGAGGCTAACATATGTCACTGACATTTGGGTTTTATAACTCAATAAATGGCGATAGAGTATATGATGCTATCCAGATGGGACAGATATTTGATGGCATCATAACAGATGGTATCTACGCCACTTATCTTAAAGCCATGGTTGTAAAAGCCTCCGATAATGCATCAGAGGTTATAGTTCAGCCAGGTAGAGCATGGTTCAATCATACATGGACTTATATTGATGCAGACTATCCTGTAGAAGCACCGGCGCCTGAAGTTATCCTTGATAGAGTTGATACTCTGGTACTTGACATTAACGCAGAGTATTCAAATAGAGAAAACAAGATTCTTTGGGTTACAGGAACACCAGCATCAGTAAATCCTGAGGCTCCATCTCTTATAAACACTACAACGCATCATCAGTATCCACTTTGTAATGTTTATAGAAAAGCCGGAACTACAATGATCTATGCTGCTGATATTACAAATAGGGTTGGTACATCAGCTACTCCATTTGTAACCGGCGTTCTTACAGGGATAAATATTGATGACCTGCTTTCACAGTGGGACGATGAATTCCATACTTGGGAGAATGCCACAAAGACATCTTTCGAAGGTTGGATGGTAAATCAGCAGAGCGTTTATACAACATGGTTTAATTCCATAAGATCTCAGATGGCTGGCGATCTTGATGAGTTCGAAGCGTGGTTTGAGACTATAAAAGGGATTATCGACGAAGAAGCAGCAACTCACCTTCAGGCTGAGATAGATGAACTTAAGGACATGCTTCCTGCAGGTTCTCACATAGACATCTCAACAACAGAGCCTACGCTTTATAGTAGGAATGTTACAGTTTCTGATGGGGTTCATTCTAAGACTGTCCAGTTTAATGCATCTGGATCTGCTACTGTTGAGTCGTTTCCTTATATTGGAAGCATCGAAGTCACATCAACCGATGGCGAGAGAACAGCTACAAGTAATATATCTATTCCATACTTTGGAAGGTATAATACAACTCTTGCTTTCTGGGCAGCCAGGGTTAACCTTAAAGGCAGCACTGAACTTGGTGGTTATACAGTAACTGTTAAGGATCATCTTGATGTGACAGTTACAAGCATAGTTCTTAATGCTGAAGGTAACGGCACATTTACTGCGACTTACCCTGATACATACAAATTTGTTTATACTTATGGAGGACAAACCATGGAAACAACCTTACAAGTTACGCAGGAGACCACCTATGAAGTGGAAATCCATGGTGGTTTCAACTATCAGGCTTGGCTTACAGCCGGTAGAGTATCTAAGAGCTTCTCATCTCTCGATGATATTTTGGCTGACGAGAAAACTCTCCGTCAGCTCTTTTTAGTTCATGACTCTGTTGATTATCTTGCAAACGCCAATGTTAACAGCGATGTAGAAAAGATATTCAACACTGACCTTGCAGCAAAGTGGATCAACAATTCAGACTATGCGCTGGATAAGTTCTACGCTGTAGCAGACATTAAGACGGTCATGGACACCGCAGACAAGTACGGCTATGGTGAGTGGGTAAACAATAACGGCACATGGGGACCAAAGGGTAATGTGCCTAAAATGACCTCTAATACTGCGCCGTATGGAGAGGCAAGTGCGACAAGTTCCGCGGGAAGTGGTTATGAGGCTTTTAGAGCATTTGATGGTGACGACTCAACACAATGGGCATCAAGAGATGGTGTAACCGATGATCGTTTACAGTACAAGTTTTCTAATCCGATTTGTCCTAAGAGAGTTACTTTCAAAGCAAGATATTTAGCCACATTAAGAGTTAAAACATTTTCTGTATTAGGTTCTAATGACGGTACAAATTGGGAAACAATTAGAGAGGTTGAAACTTTACCCAACACATCAACGGAAGATTACGCACGTGATTTGAACTGTGAAAAATATTATTTGTACTTGGCATTGGGGAAGTTGACAAGCTATGCTGTGGATATAGAGGTTAAATCTCTCCAATTCTACGGCAGAGAACTGAAAGTATCTGTACCAACCATGACAAGTAATACTGCGCCGTTTGGTGTTGCTGGTGGCACATCAGTATTAAATAATCAATCTTCAGATGATTACTATACTGCGTTTAATGGTAATTCCGGTGGACCATATAATGGGTGGTTGGGTAATACGAACGCTAATGAAAGAATTTACTATAAATTCCCTCAGAAAGTTTGTGTAAAATTGGCTACATTTTCAAATAGGAATTATGCAGCAGATTCTAATGGAAGAATCAGTACCTTTAAAGTACAAGCATCTAATGATGGTATAAATTGGATTGATAAAACAGATGTAATTGATAGAGGGGCGGTTGCCAATGCCGCAAATTATAAGACAGTTGTAGACTTATCCAATAATACAGAATATCAATATTGGGCTATTTTTGGTCTTACGGCATTTTCAAGCTATATAGGATGTGTACTCGTCAACTTTTATAGCAAAGATTACTCCGAGAAAGAGTTTGAAGTCGGCACTACCAAGAAATGGCTCTACGACCATGGAGTTGAGTTAGTAGATTTATCCATAGATATAAATAATGGCGCAACAATTACAAAGCGGAATTCTGATATTTATATAAATAAATCAAATAGTGACTCAGTTGACGGTGTTTATGCAACACAAAAAATTGATTGCACCAATTACTCATTGTTAAGGGCAAAAGCCGGTAATGAAGCCACTTATTCATCAGAAAATAGGTCAGTAGTAGTTGAAGTAATAGCAAATGCTCCTCATGTTTATGGCTCAGTAACTCAGCTTGCGGTTGTAAATGTAAACAAATCTAATGTACCTAACAATATAGGGGTTGATATATCTTCTATCAATCAATCAGCCTCACTTGAAATAGCCATAATAGATGCAGTTAAGTGTACCATAACTGAATGGTGGCTTGAATAAGTGATTGAAACCATATTGGTTTAATAGGAGTGTATCCTAGTATTCTAGGCACTCCGAAATTAAAAAATAATGTGGTGGCGGAATAGGTAAACGCTAAACACTCCTATAGATATGAATTCGGCATATCATGTAAGGTGCAAATCCTTACCCACATTAAACACGGTAAAAACACGCTTTGAGGATCTAATTGACATCGCAGGTAAGGCACCTTTGGAAGGTCCCCAGAGCGTGTTTTTATATTTTAAAGAAGGGAGAGACTAAATGATTGTCTTTGTAGATAGTGAATTTAAGATAAGGGCAGTTGATAAGACTTCTGATGAGTCTTTAACACCGCTTTTGATTAAAGACGAGACAAACCCATTTAATGGCTGGTCAAAGGCCAAGATCTGCTGCTACAAGGTTATAGTAACAGACGGAATGGTTACAATGATGACCCCTTACGTTGATTCTCGTCTTATTGACCAGATCGATATTATGGGTCATGCAATTGAAGATCAGGCCCCATTTGAGATGACAGAAAGAGCTTCATTTGGTGATACCGAGGTTATATTTACAGGGGTTCCAAACGGAATAATAACTATTGACGCGGAGTCTTTAGAGAATTCTTTTCCTAATTTCCACGTAAATAGAAACGAAGATATCGTAAGGGTTTTCTTTGATGAACCCTTATCATATGCAGCTGATATCAGGCTAATAGTAAATTAAGGAGGAGAAGAAAATGGCATTTTATCTTGACACGATTGAACAGGTTAAAGGATCAGAGGCAGGCCAGATCAACGAGTATGGTAATAGAATCAAGAAGGCAACATATGAAGCTGCTCTTACAGCGTTCTATACATCTCTTGGAAATGTATCGAACGACCTTATTGAGACTGACTCTACAAAGAACCATTACTTCATGGATATCAGGATCGTAGACTCTAAGGGCGGGGTATTAAAGAGAGATAGCGTAGGAACATATCAGAAGGTATAAAGTCATGTTTATAAGAGTAAACCTAAACCCGTATAACTTGGATACTGGTGATTGTGTGATAAGGGCACTTGCCTTAGCTCTTAACTATAACTGGTTTATGATTCATGACGAGCTTTCTTTCCTGTCTCGAAAAATGGCGGACATGCCGTCAAGCAACCGTGTTTGGAAGACATACCTTACAAATAAGGGATTTAAGGAAGAGATAGCAGAAAATACCTGCCCGAATTGTCTTACTGTTGAAGAATTTGCATACGCCCATCCAAAGGGTCGTTTCATATTATCAACAGCAGAGTATAAAAAAGCAAGCAGAAATCTAATAGTAACCGGAAGTCATGTTATAGCTTTAATAGATGGCGACTGGTATGACACATGGGATAGCGGAGGAGATGTTCCGCTGTCCTATTTTCATGTTTGGGATAAGTGAAAGGAGACAACATGAGTTATTACGATTTTACAAACCAAAATCAAATGGGATTAGTACAGACTCCTCAGTGGCAGGTAGCACCTGTTCAGCAGCCGAGACCTGTAATGCCCATGAACGATACTAAATTCACATGGATCTATGGTGGTTCCAAATCAGCTAAGGCATATCCTCAAGCACCTAATATGACAGGTTACTACAGGGATAATGAAGAGCCTTATCTGTATGAGAAAACCACTGACAACTATGGAAAGGTTATAAACTTCAAGATCTATAGGCTTACTGAGGAGCAGGATCCTGAAACGGAACAGGCTGCACCTCAGCCTATTGCCAATGTTGTAAGTAAAGATGAGTTTGATAATTTCTCAAGAAATGTAGACACATCTCTTAACGAGCTTAAGGAGATGATCCTTTCTATGAATAAGCCTTACAACAAACCTTATAACCAGAAGAAAGGTCAGGTGAATAATAATGGTTAACTTCGGTAATAACCCATTACAACTTATCCAGCAGTTTCAACAATTTAAAAGGAATTTTAAAGGAGATCCTAGGCAGCAAGTCCAGGATCTTTTAAATTCCGGAAAAATGACTCAGGAGCAGCTTGATCAGTGCACAAGTATGGCCCAGAGTCTACAGAACATTCTTCATTGAAATTAATCAGGCCTGATTAATTAAATAACAATTATATTTCAAAGGAGGAAACAAATTATGAGTTTATCAAATGGTGAACTGTCAGCAGCTGATGTAGCAGCAGTAACAGGTAACAATGGTGGATTCGGTAACTGGGGCGATGGATCTTTCTGGATTATCGTATTGTTCCTGTTTGCTCTCATGGGCGGATGGAATAACGGGTTCAACGGTGGTGGATCTCAGCCTGCAGTTCAGCAGGGATTTGACCAGGCAGCCGTAATGGGACAGCTTGGACAGATTAACTCTTCAGTAACAGCCGGATTCGCAAATGCTGAGACTGCAGCTAATGCTAGACAGATCGCTGATATGCAGCAGAACTTTGCTCTTCAGACTCAGTTTGCTAATTGTTGCTGTGAGAATAGGTTAGCAACCGCTAACTTAGCAGCTGACATCGCTAGAGAGGCTTGCGCTGACAGACAGGCTGTATCAGATGCACTTGCATCTACGCTTAACACCATGAATGCTGGTATCCAGTCCATTAAGGATCAGATGTGCCAGGATAAGATCGATGCTAAGAATGAGCAGATCGCAAATCTTCGTCAGCAGATGAACATGATGCAGCTTAACGCTTCTCAGAATGCTCAGACTCAGGCTCTTATCGCTAATAATGAGCTTCAGACATCAGCTCTTGAGCAGTATCTTGCACCGGTTCCTCGTCCTGCATATGTTGTTCAGAATCCTAACTGCTGCGCTCAGAACTACTACAACGGTTGTGGTTGCGGTTGTGGGGTTTAAGGAGGTGTGACTATGGCTGAATTTCTTGCTAATGCAGTTCAGGAGGTAGATCTTAACTCCCCAATACTGTTCAACGCATCTATTCCCTGCAATCGTGGATACGTATTCCATGAAGACGAGACAGGGAATTTTATTCTCCGTGGTATTACACCAAATTGCTTTGCTAGGTATCAGGTTACTTTCAATGGTAACATCGCTATTCCAACCGGAGGTGAAGTTACACCTATAGCTGTTGCAATCGCAGTTAATGGTGAGAGCAGACCTACTAGCAGAGCTATATTTACTCCGGCAGCTGTTGATACTTATGGCAACGTAACATCTACGGCTATTATTACCGTACCTAAGGGATGTTGCTTTAACTTAGGCGTTCGTTACGTTTCTGGTATTACTGGTGATGCGGCTACAGTGCCTACACCTACCATCGAAGTAATTAACGCTAATCTCGAGATCAACAGAATCGCATGAAAGGAGTAATGGTTATGGATCAGAAAATGAAAGATGCATTTTGTAGGCAGATTGATGCCGAGCTCGACAGAATTTCTAAGCTTGCAACTCTGGATAATACTTCTCTCAACCAGCTCCATATGCTGACCGATACTAAGAAGAATATTCTTAAAATCGAGAAGCTTGAGATGGAAACAGATATGGGCGGTAACTCTTTTAGAGGAAACTCATATTACCAGGGTGGCAACTCAAATGGCTATATGATGGGTAATAGTTATGGCGGACCTTACTACGGACAGGGAAGCTATGACAATGGATATTCCAGAATGGATTCTCGTTCTCATCTTGAACAGGCCATGAGAGATGCTAGATCAGAGCAGGAGAGAGAAGAGATCCGTCAGCTCATGTCAAGGTATCATAACTGACCTTCGGAATAGGAGTTATATATGAGCTTTAAGGTAAAGAAAAACACTATCTTTCTAACAAGAGGAGATACCTTTAAGGCGAGGTTAACAATCAACAACCCTGATGGGTCTGTATATACTCCTGCTGAGGGAGATGAGATACGCTTTGCCTTAAAGGAGAATGTAGAAGATGAGGAGTGTTTGATCTTGAGGGATATCCCAATAGATACAATGCTCCTTATCTTATATCCAGAAGATACAAAGTCTTTAGAGTTTGGTAGTTACGTGTATGATATTCAGCTTACCAAAGCTAATGGTGATGTTGATACTTTCATAACAGCTTCCAAACTCAAACTAACAGCGGAGGTGGAATGATATGGGAATCTACGATAATTGTGCTTCACTATCAGGGACACTTTCTCTGCAAATAGTCGAAGGAACTAGCGACTACGATAAACTTGATAACCTTCCCACAATCAACGGGGTTACTGTAAAGGGGAACCTTACTACCAAAGACCTCGGGATTGAGAGGGGTTATGATGCTCATGTCGATCCGGAGGATTCAGAGCATCTGATACTAAAAACCTAATTTAAAAGGAGGAAACAATTATGCCCGCTTATTTAAGCAAACTTACGCTTCCCGTTAACGTGGAAGGAACCGTCCAGCAGGTAGAGTATACCCTTAAGGATGCTGAGGCAAGAGAGCTCATTGAGCAGATCGGCCATGCCATTTACTGGATTGGTGTTACAACAGACGCTCTGACTGATGGAGCTACAACAAATCCTATTACAGTAAATGGTGAGTCTGTAACAGCTAAGCTTGGTGGAATGGCTTCATACCAGGGATCAGAGTTCGTATGGAACGGATCTGCTTGGCAGGAGATGGGCAAGAACAACTTCGGCGCTCTCGCGTTCAAGTCTTCTGCATCAGGCGATTACACACCTGCAGGCTCAGTAGCAATCACAAAGGGAACAGATACAACAGATTCTGTAACAGGTATTGCATCTGTTGGTACGCTTCCTGATGCTTACTTTACTGTAAGTGGTGAGACAGCTACATTTAACTGGAGCGCAGGAACACTTCCTGAGGCTGATGCTGCAGCTAAGACATTCATTACTGCTCGTGGTGATGACACAGCTGCATTCACAGGAACAGCAGCAACAATCACTGTAGAGTAATCTGCAGATCTTTGTTATGGGTTAGGGGAGGTAGGTGTCAAAGCCTATCTCTTCTTTTGTACTGCTGGGTCTAAACCTCCTACGATAATTTAATACTACATGTTTTTGGAAATGCCTTTCATGCCTTGCTATGTGGTTATATTTAGACTTGGCAGTACATTAAAAGGAGGAAGTGCTTATGGAAAACAATCTTGAAAGAATCCAGAAAAAGCTAATTAAACGAAACTCACCACCAGAGCCAAAACGTATGTCAGACCTTGATAAGTATCTGATTTTCTGTTTTGTGGTGATAATTCTCTACACAATTACTGCAATTATATTTCAGTGGCTTACTACGATAGAGCTATCAACGTCACTCACTGTTGGTGTATATGGCTTTTTTGGAGGTGAGATAACCCTCCTTGCAATGATAAAAAGACTCAAATTAAAGAAGGAGGATAAGTATGAATAAACTTACAAGTAGAAAATTTTGGATCTGTGTAGCAGCTTTTCTTGCTTCTATAGCAACTAGTATTGCCGGCATAACAACTAGTAATCAGACAGTTACGATCATAGGTACTGTTTGCGGAATTTTATCTGCTGCAATTTATGCTTTCTGTGAGGCTTGGGTTGATGGAAAAGCGGTTGAGAAGAGGGAGGAAGATGAATGAACATATTACCAATCTTACAAACCATTCTTGCTGCATGTAACATAATCATCATTGGATATGGCTTTTTCAAATTTGTTAATCGACCACATGACAACCTTAAGGAAAGAGTAGATGTGATTGAAGTTGAAATTAAGGATATTAAGCAGGCTCTTCATCAGGGAAATGATCGATTCCGGGATCAGGACGAGGCTATTAAAGTACTGATCAAGTCAACTCTTGCTCTTATAGAGTGGGAGATGCAGTACTGTATTACAGAGCATAAAGATATGAGTTCCGGTTTAACAAAGGCAAAAGATGAATTAAACGATTATTTATCAAGTACTTAAGGAGGTGATATTCATGGCAACTCCTCAGGAAGTAGAAGAATTCGTTAACAAGATAGGGCCACTGATAGCAGCTGAGGCTAAGAAGAGAGGTTATAAAGTTGTAAGCCCGATTATAGCCCAGGCTTGTTGTGAGTCAGCATTTGGTAAATCGTCTTTGGGTTACAAATACAATAACTATTTTGGCATGAAATGCGGTTCAAGTTGGAAAGGTAAGTCGGTAAATCTTAAGACAAAAGAAGAGTACACAGCAGGAGTACTTACAAGCATACGTGATAATTTCAGAGTCTACGATTCCATGGAAGATGGAGTTGTAGGCTATTTTAATTTTATTGATACTAAACGATATGCAAACTTAAAAGAAGCATCGACTCCACAACAGTATCTTGAATTCATTAAGGCTGACGGTTATGCTACATCAAGTTCATATGTTGCTACAAACATGAACATTATTAATAAGTACAATCTCGTACGATTTGACTTCGATACTGTTATATTTAAGCCAATAACTCCAGATCTGATCTCAGACGTAATACTTGGTATATTTGGTAATGGCAATGCAAGAAAACTTAGTCTTAGAAATGAAGGTTATGATCCGGAAGAAGTACAGAACAAAGTAAATGAATTGTACAAACTGTCAAAGGAACTTGAACCTTTTAGAAAGAAATGCGGAGAGTACTTTGATTGTGTTCTTAAGTTCTATAAGTAAGAGTATCATCTTGGGGAGGTATGATATTCTTAACTTGTCTATAAAATTCTTGCCATCTTTGACACTCCATAGAAAAATGATTTCCACCCTAATAGTGCATATATAACTTGGACAAACCTCCCCACCTTATAATAATTATATTTCCCATATTTAGTCCCATTGACTTCCCACAGATTAATGGTAAAATTATTCTCGATTCAAGTAACTATGGTAAATGTAGGTACTAATAAGGTTAGGTAACAACCCTATGGTTGGTATGACTGTTTCAACAGCTGTATCGATTGAAGAGGCTGCTAAGGCTGGAAAGTTCTAGTCGTAGAAAATTCTATCTATAAAATTTTTCCCACATTTACCACAAACTAAATTGAGGAGACTTGGATCTTGAAAAAGGTTCAGGTCTCTTTTTACGTTGAAAGGAGAAAAAAACTATGGCAAGCGTAAGAGAGAAGAATGGTAGATGGTACTACAGAATAACTATTACTTCTGACGGGAAAGTAAAGTATTTAGAGAGGGGTTCGTATTCTACTAAAGAAGAAGCACAAGAAGCAGGAGAGTTGCATGAGGCCAAACTGAAAAGAGGAGACGTTATATTTATACCGAAGAGAATTACTTACGGTGATATGGCAGCAGAATGGTTAAGAGATGTAGCACCATCAATCTATAAGGAAAGTACAATAAAAACTCATAGAAAAGTTCTTAAGAATTATATTCTGCCAGTAATAAAAGACTATGACATCTCAGCTGTAGATTGTAAGGTTTTGCAGGCAATAATTAACAATGAAACTGAGAATCATACCTGGCATGGACTCGATAAGATCCATTCAACCCTATCTAAGACCTTTGATTACGCCATAAGGGCTGGATACCTCAATAAAACCCCTCTAAATGGCCTTGTAATGCCTCAAATACGCTCTATACAGGCTCAAACGTTAAAACCCTCGAGAGAAACCAAAACATGCCCAAAACGGCTTGTAAACGCTATATTTGATAGGTTTCCAGAGGGACATCCACAACATATACCATTACTTCTTGGGTATAGATGTGGACTAAGACTAGGAGAAGTGTATGGGTTGTATATTGATGATGTAGATAGAATGAATAAGAGACTTTATGTAAGACGTCAGATTCAGTTTAACGACGATACTAATGAATTATATTTGACAGATCCTAAGTACTGTAATCCAGGAGAGTATAGAGTAATTGATTTGGATAGTGAGACTTGTAGAGTTCTGTCTAGGCATATAGATAAGATACAGAAGTGCAGACCTATAATGAATCACATCCAGTATTATGTTAACGAAGAAGGAATAGTTAATACCGAATCTGGAGAACCTATTTATTTCCTTAATGTTAGGTATAGTAATGGTAGTTATATTTCCCCAAGAACTATGCAACATGTTGGAAGAGTTATACATGGTAAGGAAGGAAAGTTTGAGTTCCCTGATCCTGATTGGGACTTCCATATGTTTAGACATACACATGCGTCTGAATGTATAGCAGCTGGTATGCCACCTGAGTCTGTACAGAAGAGACTTGGTCATAAATTCCTTACTACAACCTATAAGTTCTACGTGCATGAGACTGAGGACCAATCTGAGAAAGCTAAAGCTGTACTGGAGGGTATGTACGTATGAACAGACCTATAGAGAATAGTTATATTTCAAAGTACAGGTATTATGAATTGAAGTATTTTTGCTATCAATACCATGAGTGGGAGAAAGCGAAAACGAATCTCAAAATTTTCCCGGGTGGGAATTTTCGTGAAAACTTTTCAGATCCTACAGGTGAGACAGCAGTTAAATTAGCAGAATTGGATTACAAGATTGAGACTGTAGATAGATGTATTAATGAGGTCGCACCAGAGATTGATATTTGGTTAAAGCAATGCGTTGTAGATGGGAAATCCTATAACGTGTTAGTGTCATCTGGAGTGCCTTGTGGGAAAGAGTATTTCTACAAACGATATAAAGCCTTCTTTTCGCGTATAAATCAGTTGGTATAGTAGGAGGTGATTACTATGATGGATAAACAAGACACAAAGAAACTAGTAGAATTACAACGCAAATATGCAGATGTTTTGGGTAGGTTTTATGATTCAGTGAAGGAATTAGCAGTAGATAAGAAATTCATAAATTGTAAAGCTGCTCAAGAACTAATAGCATTAGGAGATGATTTTATGGAGGTTGAAGACGAATTTACAGATATTATCCTAGATAGTATCAAAGAGCGTAGCGACGCAAGAATGAAAAGAATAGAAGAGATGAAGGAGGAGCTCGCAGAGTAATCTGTGGGTCTTCATTTTTGCTTAAAAATCCTTCTATATAATGAAAGGAGGGTTATACCCATGACAAAAGCAATCAATTTTATTAATTTTATAAACGAGAATATTTTAGAGGAAGTTGAATTCGCAGGTGGATACGATGACAATTTATGTTTAACATTTTCAGTAGTATTGAATGATAATCAGACAATTGATTACGAATTCTACCAGAAGGATGGCACTTCTAGGATAAGATTATTTACTTATATTGACAACGATGATTGTGATTTAGAAACTAAGGTATTAACCACAGAGGAAGCATTAAAACTTAGGGGACTCGCAGAGTAATCTGTGGGTCTTCAATTTCTTTTAAGCTACTTCAAACTCAACTGGACCTAGTTTTACAGTTATACTCTTATCCTTTAATATTGCAGTCGTAACTATAACGGTTCCACTTACTAATGTACTAATTAATAAAACTTTACCAAAATCAGATTGTATTAATTCCTGTGCCATATTCTAATCTCCTTTCTAAATTGGTGTTTGTTGTTAAGTAAAGAATAGCACCAGTCTTATTATTTCACATTACCAAAGTTGGCAATTTATACAGTTATATTTCTCGGAAATCGCGAATAATTCCTTTTATATAATGGAGAATACTATTATCGTGTTGAAATGAAAGGAGAATAAGCGATATGAAAATAGAGACTAGTTTAGCAGCATTAGTAGCAGGTGGCGTAGTTATATTTGTAGCAGGCGAAGTCATTGGTTATTATAAGTGTGATAGACACTATTTAAGAAAGCAAGTTGACGAATTACAAAAATAGATGATAGTTGTCTCCAGAGACGGACATTCGGAAAAATCTGAGTGTCTGTTTCTTTTTATTGCAAAGGAGGTGGTACCAATGTTCTGTTATATTTTACATGGATACTAAACGCAACCTTAAATCAAAAGGAGGTAGTCAAATGAACGAGAGAAAAGACATTATTATATTAGTTGCTTCCTTATTAATATTAACCACTCTGACTGGTATCTTAATCACAGCAAGTGGTAAAGCTTTAGTTTTGGAAGTTGACGGACTATCTGGCAAGAAAGAAGATAGTGAAGGTAATTATGCAGAGCAACATGTAGATGGAGGCAGGTTTAAATTTTATGCTGAATGATATTTTTCGGAGGAGAAGGGGGTGAATACATGACACAAATTACGTGAAAGGAGAGTATACTATGACACAGATAGATTTAAGAGAAGTAATCGAGAACCGTGAAACATTCTTAAACAGAGTATTCTGCGAACTTGTAAAAACTGGATATAGAAGAGATCGTGGTAATGTGGCTTATATTCCAATTAACGATACTCTGGAACTCCAGTTCAAACTGAATATTGAAGATCTTATTAAAGATTCAAAAGTGTGTATATTTGAGGATTTGTTAGAGAGACATGATATTTGTGTAGAGGATCTGAAAGAGATTGCTCTAGAGAACACACAGCGTATGTATCCTGCAAGATTCGAGTCATTTAGAGAGGCAATACCTATTCCTTTCGATATAGACTTACCAATGTATATCCTTACTAACAATAAGAAAACCTTTGGTGCAGGTGCAATATTATATTCTGGTATGAAAGAGAAAATAGAAAGCGTTATAGGGGAGTTTATTGTAATTCCTTCGTCTGTGCATGAGGTGCTCATCTTACCCGAGTTCATGTCAGGACCTAGTATAGTAGACATCATCAAAGAAGTTAACAGAACAACAGTTGACCCATTAGAGCAGCTGTCAGATGTTCCGTACAAACTTATTGGTGATGGTGAGCTTTTAGAGATAGAATTCGCGAAATAATCAAGCGGTATTATAGAGAGCATTAGATGAAATATTCTAGTGCTCTCTTTCTTTACAACAAATTATATTTATGTGAAAGGAGTACAAAAATGACCAAAGCGCAAATAATTAAAAAGATATGGGACGTTGATGAGAAGCTTCTGGATTTCTTTGATAAAAAGCCAAAGCTTGATCCGCTTAAATTAAAGAAAGTAGAGTTAGAGCGTCTTATGGAGGCTTATAAAACCTTTTATGAATTATTTCTGAAATGTAGTGATATAGGAGGATAAAGATGGGATATAGAATGAACATTTGGCCTGAGGGCAAGTTCGATGATCGCGTTGGTGATGACCATAAGTTATATGGCTATACCGATTACGAATACGTAAAGTCGAGTTTCACATATTTGTTCGATACTGCATTATCTAAAACCGAAGATTTTGAAGACTATCTGGAGTTCGAAGATCCACCAAGAGAAGCGTATGATCTTTTCAGCGGTATTGGTTGCTCGCCAGAAATGATCTTAACTAAAAAAGAATTTGAGGTCTTCACAACTTTATATTTACTAGACTTAATAAAAGGTATACCGAACATAGCACAAAAAGATTTCGATAGGATTTCTGGTTATATGCATATAATGGCTGATATGCCAGTCAATAAAGTTTTGCAGTGGCTTTGAGTTTGAAAGGAGAATAAAATGGTTAGCGAAGAGTATTTCAAGAAATTAGAAGCAAAGTATGTTAAGTATTGGTATATTGCTCAGGCAGGCGCATCCGACGTTATAGATCTTACAAGAGAAATCGCAAAGTATACGGATGATGAAAAGAAAGTTACAAGGATAGTTAATGCCCTTAGATGTGGTAACGTTCATTCTATAGAAGAGCTTATGGCGGCTGATATTGATGAATTGGCAAAGCTAAGAAACATTGGTTTGGATGCTGAAAACATTTTAAGACAGATTAAGGGCCTTCCAACAAAAACATATGCAGATAAGCATCCTTTTTCTATAAAGAACACCAAGGACATGATAATTGAGCAATTAG